GGATTATCACCTTCAACTGCAATTACTATTACAGCTTTACCAACAGGTGTTTTTGTTCTTTCCTCATACATTATTGAATATGCAGTTGCTTGTAAAAAATAATCTTCAACCCACTCTTCTTTTTTATGTTTATTAGATGTTTTCCAATCTACTATTGCAAGTTCATTATCCCATACACTAATACAATCACATCTACCTGCAACACCCAAATGTTTCGACCATAAAGGAACTTCAATACCATGTATTAGTGAAATATTTTCATCAATAATTGGTTGTATTGTTGAAAACAATTCTTTTACATGAGGTAATGCTTTTTCATAATAATCTTCATAATTATCGAGGTAGTTTTCTACTACTTTATGCATTTTAGTACCTCTTCTTGAAGCTTTAGTTGTTATCTTATTAGCTTCTTCTGCACCAACTCTTTCTCTCCATTTTTTTATTGCTTTTGCTTTTCTTCTGCCCAAAACAGTAGTAATTGATGGAAATGTACCATCTGGTGTAACATATTGTCTTTTACCATCTACTGTTGTTGATTCCAACTCATTATGTTCATACAAGTTGAAAGGTAGGTGTTCAAATCTCACTGTAACTTTCTAAAGCTATCTTAATAAAACGCTCATCAATAACTGGTTTTGTTTGATGAGCTATCATTACTAATCTTCTTTCATTTGAATTGTTTACTACACTATGCTCAAACCATAAATTCATTGATCTAACATCACCTGGCTTCCAAGGAATTATTTCATCTCCAATGTGAAAATCACATCCTTCAGGCTGTGTAATACAAAAATTTATATTTCCAAATAATTTTGGTCTTGAATATATATCCTTATGTGGTTTTATTATTCCACCTGGCTCTAATAACATAAATCTAATTTTCTCTAATGGCCAACATGGAAAATTTTTAAAATAATTTGTAGTTATTGGTAACATATCTTCAAATTGCCATTGATGTACTAAACCTTTGTCCTGAGGTTGAGGATCACCAACTCTATCCCAAGTTAAACCTCTAATAACTAAACCCTTCCATTTTCCACCACCATCATTTTGTCTATGTATTACAAAATTATCTAACAATGGTTCAACTTCCTCATAAATTTCTTTATAAGGTAAATCGATTTTTAGTTTTAAATTTGTAATTTCTTGTCTATCAATGTGATTGAAGAACTCCAACTCTTTCTTTGTAATACTCATATAGCTCTTCTCTCCATGGTAATTTTAACTTTGGATTAATTTCTAAGTCTTTTTTATAAGCAACTGTTGAGCCAATAAAAGGTACAACTCCAATAAACACAGAGGTGTCTTTCATAACGTGTTGGATTTTACGTAATAGCAGATCAGCATCAATTGTTGGTAAACAATACCAGGACAATGCATAACATAAAATGTTTGAATAATAGATTAATATATTATCTTGTGTACAATACCATTGAATACTTGTTAAGTCTAACATGTCTGTATGCTTAAATTCAATATGTATGTCACCTTTTCTTATCTTTCTTAAAATATCAAATACTTCTGGCCTGTTTTCTATATAATCTAAAAAATAATTATCAGGTGTATCACTAACATATTTTAAATTTAAGTGTACATTATATTCGCGCATATATTTTTGAACAATATTATTATAAGATTCTTCATTGAAACTCCATCGTCTAAAGATATCCTCAGTAAATTGTAATGATACTAAGTTACTATCACATATTGTTACTTTCTCAGTATTTTCATGTATATAATTTAAGACTTGTAAACCATTTGCGCAACCAAAAACTTTTGTATATTTTGTAGGGTCAATAGGATACATGTCTTCAGTTGCAACAGGAAAGAATTTTTTTGGTCTGTTTCTTACATTATGATAAAAAGCTCCTGGTTCATGATAATAAATGTGAGCTTCATCACCTCTAATATCTCTATTAAATATTTGTACCTTTTTACCTGATCTAATTAAATTAGAAATTAAATTTGCACCATATCTTAACTTACCATTCGGTTTTATTTCAATACCACCATCTTTTATCCATAAAGGTGTATAATCATCATGATAATTATCTACACTTCTATTAATTGATCTATAGGTTGGATGTTGTGTGGTATCATAGTCTTGAACTTTTACTAGGAATATCTTATCATGTATTTCATAGTAATCATCTCCTTTATCCAAAATATGTCCAGCTAATGAACATTTATTATCTAAATTTGAAAATAAGATACTACTATTGAAGTATGTTCCAATTTTTACTATCAAACAATAATCTGTTTTACAACTTATTATATCTTCATCAGTTAATCTTGAAACATATTTCCAAGGTCCCCCATCACCCCATATATGATACCACACTAAATGATCAGTAATATTTAATGCAATGTTATATGCAAATTGATGAAACTTTAATTTGGGATTATCAACAATTAATAAAGTTACGTCTCTTCTATGCAGCATTAAAATGTTTTTGTTTTTGTATAATATAATCTTTCACAATACCTGATCTTACTATATCTTCAACTCCAAATTCGACAAATGCAAAATCTTCAAGGTTTTTCAATATTTCCATGAAAGTGATTAAACCCATCTTTTCATTTGTTCTAAAATCAGTTTGTGTAAAGTCACCACAAAATAATATTTTTGAATTTAATCCCATTCTTGTTATTATAGAGTCAAGTTCATGGAAATTCAAATTCTGACACTCATCAACTATGACAATACAATTATCATATGTCATTCCTCTTACATATGACGTTGACTTGAATTCAATTAATTCTTTTTTACGTAATATTTCATATGCATCACCTCTACCATATAAATCGTTAACAATTGAGACATAAGGCTGCTCATATATTGCAATCTTTTGCTTCTCACTACCTGGAAGAAACCCCATCTCTCTCGTTGGAACCACACTTCTGACAAGCATAACTTTAAAAAAATTTCTTCTATAATCCATCACCTCTTGTAATGCTAAGTAAAGTGACATAAATGTCTTACCAGTACCTGCAGAACCGTGAAGTAATAAATGTTTACCTAACTCATAAGCAATAAAAGTATCATTTTGTTTGTCAGTTTTAGGACTAATCATTCGCATATTAAGACCTGAGTTGTTTAATATTTGATTAGTACTAAGCAGTTGTGGTTTACGATTTCGTTTTGGCATAGTCTCCTTATGGTGGAATATTCATAGTTGCTCCTGGATGAGATTTTTTGATATCAATCATTCGATCTCTAAATCCACGATCAACCTTACCGTTACTACCAGTTTTAATATTATCATAAGCAAACAAAGGAGTTGCAGGTTTCATCCTAATCAATTCACCACATTCAGAACAAGGTTCTTTTGTAGGTTCTTCTCTTCTTGATATAGTTAAAAACTTCTCAAACTCATTTCCACAGCTATCACAAATATAATCATACGTTGGCATTATATACTCCAGTATACCATTCAGGTATTATTGTTTTCCAAGATGCAAATTTAGATTTACTGCCATTGTAAAAGTTTCTGTAAGATTGTATTGAATCTCCAGGTACTTTGTATTCATCTGGCATTGCAGGAGGTGGAGGAGCCCATCCCTCCAAAAGTATAAAAAGAGGAGGATTTTTGACATAAGGATAAAGTTCAATAGCTTTATGGTGTCTACCATATCGCTCTTCATATTCTTTAAGCAAGAAACACCATAAAAGAAATAACCACCTATAATTTTCCTTTGATTGTCTCAACCAAATGTTAGATGGATGATTTACATGGGATGCTTTATACAATACATCTTCTCTATCATCATCTAAACGCCATCTTCTAATTCTACGATTATTTATCGTTTTATCATCATAACCTTTGCCATCTTGTACTCTATGACAAGTTGAAAGCATTTGACCATATTCTGTGCACATTTTAACAACATGTTTGTCAATATGCATTTTAGCACAGACTTGTGGATCTTCATGTAAGTAAAAAACGTTCATTTCTCTTTCCCCACCATAAACATTCTATAGCCCATTTTTCAAGATTACCATCATATTGTCGAAACAAATATGGATCTCTCATTTTTTTTGCATTAACTCTTAACATTATATCAGGACCAAAACATTCTTCCATTTCAAGATAAAATGTTCTTTTATTTTTAGCAATTTCAATCGATGTTGCCTCTTCATACTCCCAATACAGTTCTGATACATCTTTTATTTTTCTACCCCATGGTTCTTTTTTTTCTAATACATTTTTTATTAATTGTTTTGTTATATTGTATTCATTATTGATGAGACCACTTGAATTAATCATAAAGTTGTATAATTGTTGATATAAACTTTTTAATGTATCTTTTTGCATTTTTCTTGCAAATGCATATATTCTTAACCAACCAAGAAAATGAAAAGTCATAATAAACCATTTCCATATAAACAAATCAATACATTCATTATACGACATTGTACTTGTTTCAACAACTATTTTTTCACTTTCTTTTTCTAAAACATCTTTTGGATTAGAATGATGATAAAATGCTGGACATGTATCAATGGTTTTTATTTTGTATTTTTCAATATATTCTGGATCATTAAATTTTGTATTAGGCAAAGCAGATAAATGATACATACCAATATAATTTCTATAGTTTAGATCATCAATAATATAATAAACATTATCTTTAAATGAATCTACAGTTTCCATTGGCAGACCCATTATCAATTCAATGTAGGTTGGTATATTATCTTTACGAAACTTACTAAACAAATCTTTTAAATTTAAACTGTCAAGATTTGATCTTTCAATTGCTTCAAGTGTCTTGTTATTCATTGATTGCAAAGCTATAGTTACACCTTTTTGTAATCCTGCTTCTTGTAACTTCTTTGCAATATTGAACACAACAGGCTTTTTATTTTTTGCCCAAGTCAGGTTTAATGCATTAGGTTTATTATGTTTCTTTTTTAAGTTGATTATATAATCAGTAATTTGATTATGTATTGGTAACATACCAAAATTATTATCAATTATATGCATATATTCAATTGCATTCATTGATATCCAATCCAATTCTTTAAATATTTTATCATTAGATTGTTTTTTTATTTTTGTAAAATACTTATCACCAATCTCACAAAATGTACAAGTATATGGACAACCTCTTGTTGGTTCAATTAATGCTTCAAAATTGTAATCATGATTTTTATTTTTAATCAACATATCAAATAGTCCATTTAGATATGGACTTGGCATAGAATCTATATCTGATACTCTATCTGACTTGTAAACCTTTTTTACATTTGGATAATTCAATAGTATTTCTTCAAAAGCATATTCTCCTTCACCATTAACTATAATATCAATAAATTTATTATCTTTTAAGAATTGATCAGCATTATTTGGAGTACCTAAACCACCATATATTATTAATATATCTTTATTGTACTGTTTTAATTTTTTACATATTTCATTATTAATATTTTGATTCCATATAAAATTAGATACACCTACAATACTACAATCTTTTATTTCTTCAAATATCTTATCTACATCATCATGGATATAAATCCAATCACTTATGTCTAAACTATATTTCTTTGATATTTTTGGATTTTGTTTACAGTAACTCCAAATAACTCCAGTAGAGTATGGTAGTTTAACTTGATTTGAAAATACGGGTGCAATTTCAAGGAAGGAAATTTTCATAATTTTGTACTATAACCAAACCTCTCAAAATCTTCTTTATACTCACGTACTACTTTATCTATACTTCTTTGATTATATAGCTGTTTGTAGTCATAATTTTTTACTTTGTTTACAGTATGAATAGTATTATCAATCCCAAGACCTCTTGCAATAAAATTCCACTCTTCTAGAAAATTTTCATACTTTGCAACGTATTTTATAGGTCTATCAAGCATTTTTGATTGTGGTTCAAGATTACCTCCTGAAGATGGTCCTTCCCAAGGTTTACCTTCTAATAATTCATGTCTTCTCTCAACCAATTCGCATATATCTTTGTAATCCTTGTTTCTTGTATTACCTATAAATGCAGAAGCCAATCTTGTGAATGGATTTCTAACAAATGAAAAAGAGAAGTAATCTTTAGGAAAATCATATAAAGACATTGAATGATGTTCTTTATAAGGATATTCTAATCTTTTTGATCTACCCCAATGACCAACTTTTCTTTTCTGCATATATTCCAGATATTCATTAATTGGTAAATCTGTTCGTAAATTTTTTACATGTTCACAATATGGAGCAAGTGCAACTGAAATTGCACTTCCTCCTGTCTTTTCACAATGAAAGAAGACAAACTTCTTTCTATGAGATATCATCATTTTACTTTTAATCTGTCAATAACACTCTGTTTATAAACATCATCACTTCTTGACCACATTTTTATTTCTTCACGAGTTCTACCACATCCTAAGCAAAATTCTTCATTGCTATTCTTTCTTTTAGCAAGTTTACAAATTTTTTTACATGGTGACTTAATCATCTATAGAATGTGTGTGTATCAATTTTTACAGTTTTTTCTAAAAAATTACTCCATCTAGGATTTTTGATATAATCAGCATGATAATGTGTTGCACCATCAGTTATATCTTTAAATAAATGTTTGTGCTCCATATAATATTCAGCTAGTTCTTTTGTCTTTTTCCAAGTTGGACCTGGATAAGGTTTATCATGTTTACCATCACAATACCAACTAAACTGACATGAATCTCTTTTAGGAAATCCATTTTTGTAATGTACACCTTCATGAACTACTTCACAATAAGTGTTTGGATGTTTAGGTGATTTTACTCTGTTTGATGTTACATGAGCAACAGCTAACTTACCTGCAGTACTTTCAACTGCAGCTTCAAAATACATATTTTTTTGTAAACATTCTAATTCTGTTAAGTAGTTGTCTTGATAAACCAATTCTTTGACTGGTGTTTGTTTAGGTAGTTCTACTACTGTAATATTTGCATCTGCTTCTTTTATATGCATGTCAATTGGTATGAGTACAGTAATAGCAACAATTAAAAACATATAGAAAAATTTCATTTTTGTTCTCCGTATAGTTAATCACTTAAACATGATTACCACGTAACATTTTGAAATAGATTTTAAGGCAGAAGATGAGGGAATGTCTCTTTTACGAGATTATAAGATAGTCCTTTAACTTTTAGTTTTTTGTCTTTCATTTGTATCAACAAATCAGCTTCTTCTGGTGATACAGACTCTAAAACTTGTATAAACATAGACTCTTTTTTCATTGGTGTTAAATTACCTGTGTATTCGTTAGTTAAGTAATTTAACATTCTTATTTGACCATATATTAATTTTGAGTTGGTACCTTTATCAGTTGCCTGAGGTTGAAAAGGTGGCTTACCTTTTGGTAAATCAAATTCTACATCAGGATGAAAGCTGTACCTTAAAAATTTTTCTAAATGGTCTGTTTTATTTGCTTCTAATAACTCTTTTCTTTTTCTTTGCGATTCAAAATTTGGCTTGCCAAGTCCATTGATTTCTTCAAACAATTGTACAAATGATATTGCCATATTAAAACTCCTGTAAAGACTCCGTTAGATCACGTAATCTATGCTTTACAAAATAATTCATCATTCTGCCACGACCTGTGTAATGATCGCCTTTAAAATCATCTAGTATATTTATCTCAATCGAATTTGGAACAAAATCTAGATCAATAAGCTGTTGATTACGTTTAAAATTCCTATATGTTTCACCAGTAAAAATAGATTCAAGATTTGCAGTTGACCATTCTTCTATTTTCTTCTTTGTTAACTTACGTTGACGCTGTGCAGAAACAAAAGTATTATCAGGTGATAATATATTTGGAACACCGTCACTTCTATCACCCTTAATAATTAATTCATTCTTGAATCTTGTAGGATCTTCTACTTTCAAGAATTTTTTCTTTAATGGTGACCATTGCTCAACATTGTTATATTTTTGTAATTGAATGAAATCCTTATCACTTGAAATAATTAATATCTTTTCATCACCATGATAATGCTTACAAACAGTAGCAATAATATCATCTGCTTCACAATCAGCATTATTCAACAGTTTATATGGCAATTCATTATTAATTTCATCTTTTAATGCATGAATAGTATCAAATAAACTTTGCCAATCAATATTTTGAGGGTTTTCCTCTCTTTGTTTTCTTCTATTTGCTTTGTAATGCTCAAATACTTTCTTTCTCCAATTGTTGTACCCATCACAACAAAAAATAAGATCACCATAATCTTCTTTAAATTTTCTATTCAACATTCGAATGTTATTGAATATCATATGTCGAAGCATATCTGCTTCTTTTCCTGGTTCAAACTGTTTCTGAAATTGCATGAAATTTGCAATTACCATTTGATTGAAGTCAACTAATATCATTACAACCTTTTATGATTAATTTCCAAAACTTTATTATCTTATTTTTTTGTCGTTTAGTCAAGTGGCTAAATGCTTCCTTTAAATCTGGATCTTCTTCATTGTTTTCAAGTTCATTTATTTTTGATTGAGACATTGCAGCTATTTTTTTAGCTATTGGCTTCTTTACACCATTTATCTTTACAAATGCTGAAAATGAAAAATCTGATTCAAAATTATTATCAATAAAATATTCTTCAGCTTCTTCCAAATCAAACATAAAACTGTTTGCTTTTTCTTGAATTCTTTGTTGAACAGAAATAACATTTTTTGTTTCAACTTTTTCTTTCTCTTTTCTTGTATTTCCAATACGCTCAATGAGTTGAAGTTTTTTAACCATTATATCAGTATAATTTGCAGGAAATACTTCAACACCTTTTGTCTTCATTCTGCATAGAAAACCAACAACTCTACCAACTTCAAGCATATCTGTAGTGTTAATCTTTTTTAGATTTGCTTGATTAACTTTTTTCTTTTTATAATATGCGCTAATAAACTTTAAACTGTCTTTAAAATCGTGAAAATGATTATACCATCTTAAGGCATTTTCTACTTCATTGATTGTTGGTGTTTCATTGAGCTCGGGCTCAAAACCCATGTATTTTTCATCAAGATTTTTGAATTTCTTCTTCAAGTTTTGGTCCTTGCGCTTTCTCTTTAGCATCATTTACAAATACTTCAAATTGTTTATCTGATATTGGATTCCATAAAGGCTCATCACCTTCTT